ACTTTCGGCATAAAAAGGACCGACTGATCTCCCACTCTTAGACAAAGAGTTACCAAGGAATCCAGTCGATCCGCCGCAAGTAAGCATTTAGTCCGGGGATAATCCTCTGTCCGTGATTGGGACAGCTATTGTTTTAGGGTTATCCCCGGTATTTTGGTAAAAAGATGGGGACCAGCTTTTAGAAGAAGGAAGGAAGACATTGAGCTGGTCCCCGAGGAAGGAATCTGTTTTTTCGATAATCTTGGTAGTATTGATTATAGTAGTAATAATCATCAACCTAGATCCCTGTAGATTTGGAGCAGGTCAAAACCCCCCCTTACCCCCCCAGAGTATTGGAGAGTAAGGGGAGGGATTGTCCTGCGCTCATCAACCTGAGTCCCGTGTGAGTTTATCGCAGGGTGCCGTAGACCCCCCAGAACTATGCACTGGCTTCCGCCGTCGAAGGGGTTCTATCATCCCCTTGGTGGTTATTCAAGCATTGTTTTAGAAGGGTAGTTCTTTGTGGTCTTCGGGTGTGTTTTGTTTGGTATCTTCTTTGATTTCATTGGAGTGTTCGCAGTGGTTGAAGTGTGCTGCGTATTTCCCGGGGAAGTTGATATGTTCGGAGATGGGTACTTTTTTGCCGTTTTTGGATAGTGTCCAGTAGATGGTATCTTTGCATTTCTTGCAGGTGGATTTTGGAGATCCTTCAGGTTTCTCGCAGATCCATTCATTATTTTCGTTGAACCATGTGGGGGTGGGTAGTGGTTTTTTGCCGGGTTGTGATTGTTGGTTATGTTTAGTTTGTCCGACGGAGGATGAGAGTCGGTGTATTTCTTCGGAGAGTTTTTCGGTTTGTGTATTATCTTCGAGTAGGTTTCGGATGTCGGTGAGTAGTTTCTTTTGTTCCTGGAGTATCTCGATAATGGTTTCGACGGCTTCTTCGGGGTTGTTCACTGGTGTTCCTTTCTGTTATGCTGCTGTCCGCAGCAAGGGGTGCTAATGGGTTACCAGTATAAGATGCCTAAAGTGAGGCGTTGTCGCCAGAAGAAAGTTGGAGTTTTCCTGATTCGTGAGCATCGTCGGGCGAAGATGGCTCGTGGCATGGATCGTGGGTTGCATTTTGTGGATGCTGCTGAGGCAGCTGGTATTCCGTATGAAGTGGCTATGGGATCAGTGTCGGTGGATGAGGAGATGAGGGGTTGGTGGAGATTGAGTGAGGACCGTCCCCAGATTGGTAAGCCGAAGGAGATGGTTGACCGTCGTTCTCCGTTGCAGATCAAGCGTGATTTTGTGAACAAGTTGGCTGATGCTGGATTGTTTGACAAGATTCCCGAGATGGTCTCGAAGGCGGACCCGGACACTCCGGAGGGTAAAGAGGTGCTGGGTTTCATGGTGAAGTTCTTGATCAAGGACATATTGCCAAAGGAAGTGGCCTCGAAGATTGAGCATACTCAGAAGGCTGAGTTGACGGAGATGAGTGACGAGGAGTTAGCGCGGTTGTTGCATGAGCGTCGTCAGGCTCGCTTGGGGGCGGTTGCGGAGCGTGAGGCGGCTGACGAGTCTCGTATCAAGTATATCGAGGCGAAGGAGGTGGCGCGTGAGGAGGAAGAGGAGATTGATGAGTGAGATTGACCGTGATGATTTGATTGAGGAGTTGGAGTTAGAGCGGGAGTTAGCCCGTCGTGCTGAGTACGACAAGCTTGGTCGCTTGGCCCCTAACCTTCGTCAGTGGGATTTCTTGAACTCTGAGTCTCACGAGACTTTGTTTGCGGGGTTGAATCAGGCTGGCAAGTCAACGGCATTGTGCATGAAGGCATCGTACCATCTGACAGGCTTGTACCCGGAGGGGTTTGATGGTCCTCGCTTCAAGGGTCCGATCCAGGCAGCGATTGGTGGTGAGACAGCTCAGAGTACTCGTGATTTGTTGTGTGATCGTTTGCTTGGTGGTTTGCAGGATCGAGGGTCTGGTTTTATTCCCGACAGTTGTTTTGATCCTCAGAAGGATATTGTGAGGTTGAGTGGTGGAATAGCGAATCAGATAGACTACTTCCAGGTGCGCCATCATGACGAGCATGGTCATTTCGATGGTATGAGCAAGTGCATGGTGTTCTCGTATTCGACTGGTTGGCAGCGTCTTCAGGGCTATACCTTGCACTGGATAGGCATTGACGAGGAGCCTCCGTTCCCTGTGTATGACGAGTTCTCGGCTCGCCTGAATGCGACGAAGGGGCGAATGGACATATCCATGACTCCTCTTCAGGGGGAGACTGAGTTGTATCTTTTGTTTGAGAATGACAATAGTGGCATCCGCTCCCTGGTGAACTACGACATCAATGACGCAACCCACATGGACCGGGACCATCGGATGTCATTGATGGAGAAGTACAAGAACCATCCATTGGCGGAGGCTCGCCTTCATGGTCGTCCGGTTCGTGGCGTTGGTCTCATCTACACTCTTCCGGATGAGTTGCTGGTAGTTGAGGATTTCCATGTACCATCGCATTGGTCTCAGATTATAGGTTTGGACTTCCCTCACGGGGTGGGTTTCTTTGCCATGGTTCGCCTTGCGTATGATCGTGACAATGACATGGTGTATGTGACGGGTGAGTACAAGGATCACGGCAAGGACACCTTTGCCTATGCGAGTCGCGCTCTTTCGATGGGTGCTGGTTCGATTGTTTGTGCTTGGCCTCATGACGCAGGTCGTGGTTTCATTGACGGTGGAACGATCAAGCAGAAGTATGACGAGCTTGGTCTGCGGATGCTTTCGACTAGTTCGCACATGATTGGTCCAGACGGTAAAAAGACTTTTGCAATCATGACGGTGATTGAAGAGGTTATTGACCGTATGCAGATGGGTGGCTTCAAGGTATTTGCAAGTTGCCAGGAGATTCTCATGGAGAAGCGGAGATATAAGCATGATGCTGGCCGTGTAAAGGCGAAGCAGGACGACCATTTGATTGATGCGATGCACAAGGCAGTAATGATGTTGAGGGAGGCCAGGACTCCAGGGGAGTCTGATTCTGGTGTTCCTTGGCGATTACCGGACCTTGATTTTTTCGGGATGTAGGTTAGGGGGGGAGAGATGGGGACTTCATGTCATTAGCGAACGAGTTGTCGATTCGTTTGGGTTATTTAAAGGGTAGAAGAAACAATCACGAGCAGACTTGGCAGGAGATCAATGATTTGATGCAGCCTTTCCGGGGCGACATCACGACAAAGAAGACTCCTGGCGGCAAGCGGATTGGTTCTGTGTTTGACACGACTGCGATGCAAGCTGCGGATTCTTTCGTGAACTTTCTGAAGAGTGCAGTGTTGCCCAGTTCGACGGACTGGTTGCGCCTGAAGGCCCGACAGTCCGGTTCCGACATCGAGGTTCGTGCCCTTCTCGACCGAGCTGCCATGAAGATTCTAGAGGCACTTGGCGACTCTAACTTCTACATCCAGGCAACTCAGTCCTTGCGAGACTTTGCGATCCTTGGCAACTCCACCCTATATGTCGAAGAGCAAACCCCTCGCCTGAACGACGATGGTTCCACCTTCTCTGGGCTGCTGTTTGAGGCGGTGCCTGTGGGGAGTATGTGGTGGCTCCTTGGCAAGGACGGTTCTCCGATCATGGCAGTTCGGGAGTTGGATTTGCCAGCAGCAGATGCCCTCAACTACTTCGGAGGCAACGCGGGTTCGGCAGCTTCGGAAGCGATGAATGGTGGCAACCCGATGGAGTTGATCCGCTACTATCATTTTGTTTTCCCGACCGGCCCGAACTCCCCGGTGAGAACTCCAGTGGCTACTGATAAGAAGTGGGCTTCAGTGTATTTCTGCGAGTCAACTGCCCAGGTGATTAGCGAGGGCGGCTACGACTTCCTTCCCTACACCATCTCTCGATTCATGGTGGTGGACGGTGAAGAGTATGGGAGGGGGAAGGGTCACCTTGCTCGTCCCGATGCGGCTGGAATCAATGAACTCCGTCGCCAGATATTGATCGCAGCTGGCCGAGATTTGAATCCACCTCTCATGGTAGAGCATGACACCATGGTCGAACTCGACATTGCCCCCAATGGAATCATGGTGACTCGACCTCCGCAGAAACTGAATCCTCAGTTCCTCAAGAGCGGAACTGACTACGGCGTTGCGGATCTGATTGCTCGTCAGGATCGAGATCAGATCATGAAGGTGTTCTTGGGGGATGTGTTACAGGAGCCGGACTCTCAGCCTCGCAGTGCTGAAGAGAGTCGGCAGAGACAGGTCCGGGCGATCCAGAGACTGGCAGCTCCAGCAGAGTCGGTAAACCATGAGTTCCTTCAGCCGGTGATTGATACCACGATTCACATCATGGTTCGTGGGGGAGCGTTGCCGGAACTGGAGGAAGTTGGGGAAATGCTGGGTGGTACTACGATTGATGTGGAGTTTGCCAGTCCCTTCTTCACGGCAGCAAAGTCTTCGAGTGCCTTGCGTGTCCAGGCGTTCTTGGAGAGAAGCTTGGCGATTTATCAGGCCACCCAAGACGATGCGTACATGGAGTATTTAGATCCGGACAAGATTGCTGCTTACAACGCAGAGATGAGCGATGTTCCGGCAGAGATATTCCGAACCGAAGAAGAGGTGGAGGCGAGAAGACAGGCGAAGGCAAACAAGATTGCCCAGCAAAGAATGATGGAAATGATGGCAGCATCTCAGGGTGGGAGCATGGCATCTCCGCCAAGTCCTATTCCTGCGTCGGCAGGTAACTTGCCTGGAGTTGCTGTGCCACCTGAAGTAGGAGGACAATGAGCGACAAGGGGAATGTGTATTCGGACAAAGACCTGCACACTATTTCCGATTTTGCCACCGTGTTTGATTCGGGGGCAGGGAAGAGGGTGTTGTCTTGGTTAGAGCAAGTTTGCCATGTGCGAGTGTCTCTTGAACCGGAAGAGGTTGTGAACAAGCAACTGGAGGTTCAGGGGGAGGCGACCAGGGTTCCGATAGACCCGCTTGGTCTTGCGAAGCGTCAGGGGATGCGTTCGGTGTTTTACAAGGTTAGTGCGATGGTGGATGAAGCCGTCGCAATAAAGAACAGGGAGTCGATCAAAAATGAGTGAAGAGCAGACAAGCGAAAACCCTTCTTCATTGGAAGACCTGCTTCCCGATGAGTACGAGGGTCTTTCCAAGAAGTACAAGACTCCAGAGGATCTGGCAAAAGCTTACCAGTCGCTGAGTCAGAAGTTGAGTTCGACCGCTCGTGTTCCTGGCCCGGAAGCGTCGTCTGAGGAGTGGGATAGTTTCTATCAGAAACTTGGTCGGCCAGAGACTCCCCATGGTTACGATCTTCCAGAAGGGGAAAAAGAGCGCAATGTTCTAGATCCTTTGACAAAAGCGGCCCATGTTGCTGGATTGACGAAGAAGCAATGGTCGCAACTTTCCCCGGTCGCCCAGGAGCAACTTGTTAGGGACGATGCTGCGGAGAAAGAGCAACTGGATAAGGCCCGAGAAGAGTGGCAAGAAGGTGCTAGACGCAGGTATGGAGAGCAGCTCGAAGAGAAACTTGCCATGGCAAAGCGGAGTCTTGACACTCTGACCAATGAAAACCCGGACATCCAGCAGGTGCTATCAAAGACTGGACTGGTAGACCATCCTGCAATCTTAGACATGATGATTGAAAGAGGAAATGCAATGAGTGACGACTCCACCCCGACGAATGCGGTCTCCGAAACTGGCGGAGAGACAGATCCGATGAAGATCGCGCAGAAGATTCGTTCGATGATGAAAGAACCCGCTCACACGGACCCTCGCCACAAGGACGCAGAGGTCCATCGAGAGGAATACTTTGAACTTCTCGGCAAGTTGAATGAACTAGGTTTCGATGGGGTGTACGACGACAGACTGAAGCCAAGGTTCTAAGATGGCGAAGCGAGTTCGTCGCACATTCCTTGTTGACCTCGAAGCAGTAGAACGGGCTAGAAATGCCGTATACTGGACTCCTGGCATGACCTTGGCGGAGCTGGTCTCGTCCGCTCTTCACGAGAAGGTTGACAAGATGGAGGGGTGCCAAGGTAGCACCTTTGAACACCGTGAGGCAGAACTACAAGGGGGTCGTCCTTTGCAGAACATGAAGAAATATATGTTGCAAAAACCCCCAGATTCTGGATGATCATCAGCGGAACCGATACCCTCCAGGCCGGTACCTGACGCTGTGAAAGAATAGCGGTAAGGCATCGTTAGCCTCACGGAGACCCTCCTTCGGTGGATACTCTCACGGCATTGTGCAAACCAATAGCTGAGAGAGAAATACTACTATGGGATACCCAACCACCGGCACTTCATGGCCGGGAACTCCCGGGAATGATGGAAACTATGTAGCCCTCTTCAAGCAAGCCTACGCTGATACCATCCGGTTGAAGGCTCAGGAACTTGAGAGTCGCCTTTCCGATACTTGTTTGTTTGAGGCTCTTCGAGGAGATCCTCTGAACCTCGACTCCTTCAAGGAAGTCACCACCACCACTCGTGATCGTGGTCAGTTGTTCGGAATGCAGACGAACGACAAGAACTACAGCGAAACGATTACCGAGCGTCGTGCGCTGACTCCTGGATTCCACGAGTTTGCGGAGTTGTTCGATCCCCGCGATGAGCCAGCGTTGCTTCGCTCGATTCGCCCGGATTCCAATTACCTCATGAATGTGGCGGCTGCCTTTAGCCGCTTGAAGGACTCGACCATCGTCAACGCCTTCGACGGTTCTGCTACTGTCGATGGAACGGGTCGTGTCATCGAATCAGATATTGACATTGCATTTGGAGGAACCGGCGGCGGAACTTCAACTGCCGCTAATTGCCCTGCGGGGTCTGTTGCCAATTTTGCGACCGCCCTCAGCTCTCGTGGACTCTGGGCAAGCACGGTCAAGACTGACGACAATTCTACTGGTGCAACCCTGAAGGTCGCTGATCTGGTGACTGCTCGTGAGGTATTGGAGCAAAACGGTGCGATCACTCCTGGTGATCCGGTCTACATCGCGATTCACCCGGCAGTTGCCCGTCACTTGCTGGCCGATCAGACCTTGACCAGCTACGACTTCAACGCTCTTCGCCCATTGATGAGCGGGGAGGTCACCCAGTTCATGGGAGCCGAGTTCCGTTTGACGAACCAGATTCCGACTAATCAG